ACCCTCCAGAGTGGGTATGAAGGACTGTTGTTTAGACACGCTGTTTAGTCCTGGTAAGGCGTGGATGGCAAGTGAGGAAACCCTCACCTGTCCATGTATTTATATTAACCCATTAGGGTCTGATCGTCAACCCCTTGACACCAGTTCAAAAACTGTCTAGACTAGGTTTGTCCAGGATGAAAGGGTTCACTTAGCTTTCTTTCGAGCCTTATTCTTGAAATCATCAATCTGTGGATAAGCAGCATCAGGCATTGAGTCAGCAGAGATAGGATCTAATCTCTTGTAGTAAGCAGAAGCATTCTCACCAGACTGAAGTTTAGGATGTAGATTAGTTACTTCATCTGGTTGTGGTACAGCATTAGAAGGATATTCAGGAGCAATTTGAGACATTAACTTCTCTGTATTCTTATCTGCCATTACTCTTTTAATTTTATTCACCTTATCAAAGTTCTTTTTATTCTTTGTAGTTGTAGGTGATACATCAACATTACCAAAGGGACTTGAGAAATCAGGATTCTCTTTCAACATTGCTCTTTCATGAGCAATCATATTGAGCTTCTCTTGAATCTCTGCATCTCTCCAATCTTTTTTGTTTGCATTTTCATTAACAATATGATCCCAGGCTTGCTGACCATGACCTGTTCTATCCTGAATGATGTTCATCTTCTCAGTAGTCTCATAACCAGACCAATACTTATCTTCTGCTCTCCATCTCTGACCTCTGGCATTTGCCTTCATTGTCAAGTCATCAGAAATATTTGAACCAGTCTTATCAGGTGTATTCTGTGAGGAATACCTACCTGCAAAGTTCATCTTGTACTTAGTTGGACCTTCTTTAATTTGAACTGGTTTTCTAATCTCTGACAGAAGTTTCTTTCTGCTATTGGGTTCATAAGAATCTCCAACTGGAAATCTTTTTCTTCCAGGACCACCACCAGGTTTATTTGGATTGTAACTACTGGATGTCCAAGGACCTGTCCCAGAATCTGGTTTAGGTTGACTTGATGGATATTTGATAGGTGGTTTAGATTTGGGTGCAGTCCTGATTAAACCTTTCAAAGTTCTAACTAATCCCAATCCAAGAGCACCAACAATTGCTGGTTTGGCAAGAACAGCAGCACCAACAATGATACCACCTGCCATCAGAGCACCCCACCCAAGAGCCTTGAGTTTATTAAGTGCTTGTGCTTGTTCTAATTCATCATTCTCCTGCATCAAAATATTAATTTGATCTTGAATCTGCTTATCCTTATCCTTTGCGTTCTTTTCAGAACCAACATTAGGATCATCAAGAGAAAAGGGATCAATTTCTTGTCTGGTTAGAATCCTTCCATTAATAACATAACTACCCAGTCTTCTATTTAAACTGTGCCATTTTGCTGCTGCTCTTATTTGTTGTTGGAATACTGCTTCTGATTCTGCATAGAGAGCATCAACTCTTCGCATCAGAGGAAGGTAAATGCCATATAATCCTTCATTAGTATCTGGAGCAGCATATGCTCGAGCTAGTAATGAATCAATCTTGGGTCTATTCCTATTACTTACTTCAAGATACTTATCTGATAATGATTCCATCTCTTTCCACTGAGAATCAATATCAGAAGCCATACTTTTGATGGTTGATTGACTGAGATTAGTTCCTCTGGTTATAGCATCTAATGCTTCAGGTCCAGATTCAACTGATCCTGAAACATATCCAGAAACAAAATGAAGACTATTTCCTTTCAACCTAGAAATGGTTCCATTTAAAGAAGTAGTATATTCAACTCTTCCACCACCACCAAAGTTTGATTCTGGTTCAGCAGAAATTGGTTCAGATCCTCCACCACTAGCAGCACCAGATGTAACTCCTTCCTGTTCAAAGATTATCTTTTGAACTGACTTAAGAGCAGGAGTGTAGGAGTTATACATCCCCAATTCTCCTCCACCCTGAATGCCACCTGGATTGTTCAGTCCTCTTGCTCTCCTTTCTTTTGATCTCTGCTGTCTATTTCTAGTATTGTTATCAGTGACACGTTTTTTATTTTTGAGTGCATTTTCTAATGCTTCTTCTGCTCTTGCTTTTTGTTCTGGTGTCTTTGCTTCTTTAACTTGCTCTTCAGTTCTTTCTACTCTCTCATTTGCCTCTTTTGCGTCAGCTTGATCTTGTAATCTACCTGCTTCTGCTTGTCTCTCCCACTGCTCATTGGAAAGTTCAGCAGACATAGTTTGTGATCCCTGCTGTGCTTTCTGTGATGCATAAGCATTTAGAGCACGTTCCTCTTCAGGAGTCCAGGTATAACTGGATATTAAACCACCAACAACTGATGCTAAAGCATTATAAAGTTGTGTTCCTAACCAAGCAACACCAGCAAATCCCAAAGCAAGTGCCTCAACCCCTAGACTGGAAGTGTAAGCACCATCAATCGCAGCAAATCCTGCTAGGAGACTTCCTTTTGGTTTATTGTTTGTTGATGTTTCTGATGTTGGACCTGTTTGTGTTGGACTTGGACCCCAAGGATATCCAGCTCCATCTGGTCCAGTTGCATTAGGTGGACCTTGTGGTGAACCTAGTTTGGGTCCAGGACCACCCTGACCAAAACCACCACCTGCTTTTGGTGTACCAGCACCAACACCACCAAACATATTGGGCGCACAGTTGGGACAACTTGGACCACCACTAATAGGTTGTTGAGGCACACCACCACTATAAAAATAAGGAACGTTTTCAGTGAAAGTGCCAGCAGTAACTTGATCCCTAAACCACTCTGCCATAGCAAGAGTAAAGTTAGAGTTAAAGATTGTCAGTTGTCCTTCAGTCCCATCCCAAACTCTTGCTCCTTCTTGATGTAAGTCAGCAGTAAACTGCCCTTGAATTCTTGCTAGCAATACAAATTGTCTTGTGTCTTTTTGAAGATACCCAATGTTTGAATAATTATCGTATCCGTGGTTTTGAACATACCCATCAACTAGTGGTCCAAGAATAAAATGTCTGCTGTTGGGTGGGAGGAAAGTCTTTACAGTGCCATCTTCTGCAATCAAATCTCCTGTACTCTTTCCTGTTGGGTCATCAATTAAGTAGTCCTGTGTGGCATCTGGAATCTGCTCTGTTTGCCAATCATTCCCACCATTCCAATAACCTTCTGGTCTCAAATAGAATGGGTCACCTGGATTGCCTGGAATGCCATCAGTGAAGTTGCCATCAATATCAGGAAGAAATCTTTTCTCTCTATCTCTACCACTCACACGAAACCCTGGTGGATTCACCGCATAAAGACCACCCATACTGTTAGTAGGTGCTTCTTTTAAAGTCTTAATTAACTTACTATATCTATTCACAGAACTAGGGTCAGATAGTCGTAAAAATATTTATGTAGTCAGTGTTGATGGGGTTTGTATGAATGTTCCCACCCATAAAGGCAATGTTGGTTACTCTTGCATGAGTTGTATCTTTTGAAGTTGTTGATACATCATGTAGGGTAGATGGTTCTATCCAGATAAACCTGTTTGGTTTGGCAAAGATATTCTTGTGCTCTTCTTCTACTGCATTAGTGATAGTCAATCTTCCATCCCATTCTTCATCCCAGTCTGGGTGAATATAGAACACATACCCACCATTATCTGAATGGGGTCCATTCATATTTCCATGTCCATAGTCTGCTGGTCTGAATTGATTGTATCCAAACAACTCTGCTGCCTCATCAAAGTGAGGTTGATATAGACCTATCTCTTTAAGTCTTGCAAGAACATATCCTCTGACTTTTCTACAGAGTTCATCCCTTGGTTCCTCAAAGTTGCCACTTGTATAATAAGGTGATGCTGTAACAAGAGATGTTACCTCATCAAACTTATCTTGTGACAGAAAGTTATCTATAAGTATTGCTGACCTGCAAGACATTAGTATCTAAACTGCTCTACGTAATCTAATACCTTATTTAGATACTGGTCAGCAAGGTACTTAAATTCTGATGGTGCGTTTTCTACTTTGAGTTCATCCTTTAACTTAAAAAGTTTTGCTTGGATTTCATATCTTGTAATGGGTCCTCTAGGCATCACCTTTCCTCATACCATCTGTTAATAAATTGTGCTCTCTTTTGCCAGGTGTCTGCTTCACCATACACATGACCTTCTTTGTGATCCTCATTGATACAACCTGGCCCTGGTGCTACTCCACAAACTAAGTTTGACAAAGCTTTGGTATCACCCACACGCCCTGTCTTCCAATAATGTTGACCATTCAACCAAGTTGCTCCACATTTTGGACATTCAATTCTCTCCATCTTAAAATCAGAGAATTCTTTGTCTTCCATTTTTAAAAGTGAGAGGGATATACTATTTAATACACTTTATACAAATTTAAGATGTTTGCCAGGATACAAAGACAAGTGTTTCAAAAATACATATTCTAAATATATGCGTGTATTAGGAATCAAATGAGAAAAGCTAGTTTGCTTTTGGGTATGTTTTTGATGGCGGCACCTGCAAATGCCGATCTTACACATAAGATTTCAACTAGTGTTCAACTTACAGTTGATGCTGCTGCTTCTCAAGCCACCAGACTTGGAAGTACTTATTCAGTCAGTGGTAGTAATATTACTGCTTCTACTATGGGTGGTCTTACTGCCCCTAGTAGTGCAACTGCCGCTGCTACCTTAAGTGAAGGTACTTATGCCCAAACCACAGCAGGAAGTGCATTTACACTGTCCGAGTCCTTTAATCAGGGAGACGCAATACCAGGAAATACAGCCATCACTAGTGGTGTGGCTGCCTCCTTGCCCGCGTTTGGAAGTGTCACAACCACTGCTGGCGGTGTGGCTGGGTCTCTCGCTGGTACTCTCAATACTGCTGGGACTATGGCATTGACAGCTGGAGGCGCAGGCACTAGTGCTACAGGACAATTTGTTACAGAAATTACTGTAAAGTAAACTGGGGTAAATATGAATGGATTAACAAAGGCATTTAGTCTTGGATTGATCTTAAGTATGATGAGTGGACTGTCAGTGAAGGCAGTCCCTGTTATCCCAAACTTCACCCAAGGCTCAATGACGAGCCACACGGAAACCACTTCTAAGGTAACTGAAACTATTAATAGCATGGACTATAATACAGGGTATCAATACTCTGCTACAGGAAGTGGCATATCAGCATCAGGTAATCTTTCCCCTGGTACTGGATCAACTAATGTAACTATTGATGGAGTGACCTCATCATGGACAGGAATCAACAGAAGACCAACATTCACACAGACAACACCAGGGGCAGCATTTCAGTTCACAGAAACTTATCAAGGCCCAGGTTTAAGTCAACACACAATTATTCAAAGAGAAACAGAAATACAAAGCGTCACAGATACAGTTTCTATCTTCTCCCAGTAATCTTAAGTGCAGTATTACCTTCACACTCTATTGCAGAAACTGTTGGTGGTGTGTCTGCTACTGCTTCTCCCGTCGCTAATAGCTCTGGCTCTGTTACCAACCAAGCCATTCAAGTCCTTCAAGGACCCTACATTACCAATACGTATGGAAATGGAATACAATGTCAAGGTCCCACATTAAATTTCACACCCTTTGTAACAGGTAGTGTTTCTCAACAAAAACCTTGGGAACCCTATTACAATGAACCTGTGTATGACATGAGAGATTTGAATGAAGATGGAGCACCAGATAATCCAGGTTCCATTTTATGGCAACAACCCACTAGAACAGGACAGAAGGATAACTACAACTTGTCAGCAGGTTTCTCAATGACATGGAGTAGACCCACTGATAAGAAGTTACAACAACTCTGTAAAGAAGCAGCATCATCTAACATTGCATTAGTGCAACAAACAACTGCCAATAAGAGATTGGACTTTGAGATTGCAAGACTTAAGAACTGTGGTGAGTTGTTAAAGGCAGGAATCAGATTTGCACCTGGCACAAAGTATGCAAGGATATGTGCTGATGTACAAGTTAGAGGAGTGAACTTTATGGTTCCTCACACTCACCCTATCCCTTCTTCTTCTTCCTTGGGAACACAGACCTCAGTTCCTTCACAGCGTGGTTCATCTGACGCTGCTCTGCTCGGCGCTCCCCTGACGACTTCACAGGAATAGGTTTCTTCCTAATAGTAGCAATCTTTTTCATTATTTTCTTGACTGCTGGTTTGACAGCTTTCAAAAGAATATCTGCTAATGGTTTAGCAAGAAGTGCAGATGTAGTTGCAATCACAGCAATACCACCTACCTGTGCCACCTGACCTCCACTAGGAAGACCAACTAATACTTGCTCTGGGATGGGTACAGGTTCTGTGATTTGAACACAGATATTATCAATTAACTTATACTCAGTGACCTTATCTCTGTATCCATTAATATATGTTCCTACAGGTTCTTGTGCTTTCTGCACATCAGTAGGACAATCTGGAATGGTAGGTATTGGTGGTGTCTCTGCCTTTGGTATATTGGGGTTTACTTCTGGTTCTGGAGTTGTATCTGTTTTAGGTACAGGAGTTGGTCTTGTGATGACTAAGTTTTCAGGTTCATAAGAAATAGGATTAAAACTGGGAACATCAGCGTCACAATACGTAACCAATCCATTTTCGTCATCTTGACCTACCGTATTTGATTTACTGTTACTTTCATGTGCCTCTATACAACCAGGCATATCTACAACAGGTATACCAATATCCAAAACCACAGGAGGGATAGGTGGCAATGCTGTAGATGGATTAGACAATAATACTGGTATATCAGGAATGTCTAAATTTCTAACTTGAATGTCCCCTATTTCCATTAGCAATCATTAAAGATAGAACCTACTTCACCACCAACATAACTACCTGCTTGTTGTCCTAGCAACAGAGCCCATCCACTTGCTAACCACCCAACATAAGGAATATTGGAAACAGCAGGGACAATAACACCAGCAGCAATACTAGTTCCTGCCATTGCACCTTGAGATCGTGCTCCAGCGTCCGCCGCTATACACTCTGCGCTCACACTTGCGATCTTTCCCACTTCACCTATTTCACCTCCTATATTCCTAACACCATCCATTGTATACTGATCTCTTCTGGTTTCAGTTCTTTGTTCTCTTCCTCCCCCAAACAACCCTCTTCTTTCATGATCTAGATCCAATGTCCTTTCTGATTCTAGAATAGTAGGATCATTTGCTCTATATTCAATCTCATATCCATCCTTACCTGCTCTTATGCTATAAGATGAATAAGGACCTCTAGGGATATTGATTGTTGGTGTTTGTGCTACTCCAGTATCTTGGTTTAGAATGTGACCTAGGATGCCAATATGGGCAACAGCCACAGTTCCACCAACAGCAATAGCAAACCACTTAAGGGGAGATTTAGGAGTCATCTGAATGTGGGGATAGCAGGACCAGTTGTTTCAGGGATAACTGGCACAGATGCATCCACAATGCCTGGTAAAGCATTTTGAATAGATGCTGTGATTGATGCAGCAATCTGTGCCTTAGCACCTTCTACAATGTTATCTTTATTGAAATAAAGAAGTGATCCACCAACAACAATACCAAGAGATACTACACCAGAGAACAGTGCTACACCATTAATTATTTTTTGCATTTTAATTTCTCAATAGAAAGAAGTGTTGTGTATGGGATCCATGCAGGATGCTCATTGTCAAACTGAACTTGAACCTCAGTGATTACTTGTTCAAGTTGTCTATCATAAACTTTTCTTGTGTTCTTAACACAACTCATAGGACTAATCATTTTCTGCCCTTCATCAAACGTTTCACATCTCTATCTAGCTCTTTCCTAAGTTTAAACTTAACAAACTCAATTTTTAATCTTAGTGGAAAATATCTAATCTGTAAGTTCAAGTATGAGAAGAATCTCATTGTCTCCTCATACCCAGCATAAGCAAACATTAATAAGATGACTGCTGATGTGATGTAAAAACTGTAAAGTGCTGCCATTATGATCTCCTAGTCCAGGTTAGTTCCATAGTAATACACAGTAAAATAACAAATGAAAATACAAAAAGACCACTCAACATAATAATCAATCCACCAGTGTTCCGTGTGCCCTTCTAATCTCTTTTAGTGCTTCAAGATCCATGTTCTTTGTTCCACCATCATAAGCATGAGCATAACCCTCTACAATCATTTGCTCATTGAGGGACAAGTCTGAGTCCCCAATGTATAACCAACCAAGAAGACGGCCATATTTACCGACGCCACCAACAAGTTCAGTCCTAACAGTGAGCTCATCATCACCAGCCACAGCACCTTCCAATTTCTCTTTGAGCCAGTAGGTTGCGTCAATTCCAAGTTCTTTCTCCTCTAGATTTCTTGTACGTTTCTCAGGAGTATCAACACCAGCAACTCTGACTCTCTCCTTCTTAAAGAGATCAAATCCAAGATCAATAGTTACATCAATGGTATCACCATCAACTACTCTATTAATCTCTACTACTCTGAAATTGTAGCAACTCTTCCTGCTTGGCGGTGTCATAGCCCCCATAGTTAACCTCCTTGGCATCTGCTGCCATTGCTAAACCAATAATTGTGATTGCTGCAGATATGACAGCACCAGCACCCCAGACCCAGCGTTCTAATTTACGAACTCTGTCACGAAGTTCTTCTGAAAGTTTTTCAGAATCCTCAATGCGATGTACCAGGAGTGCTATCTGTTGATCCTGGTCCGCATCCTTCTGGTTGATCTGATTCGACATCTTTTAATTCCTCAAATGCCATATCCATAAGTGTATATATGTAATATGTAACGCCAGAAAGGAGTATTATCAAGGAAATGATAACACTCCATACAGGGTCATTATTATTCTCTAATGGTCTAAGTAAAAGGTTCATGGGTTTCTTCTTGGGATACCTAAAGAGTCAAGATATTCAATCCACCAATCTTGATCCTTTATGTATCTCCAATTTGGAACCTCTTTACCTTGCTCCACAACATAGTATTGATAGAGAGCATCATCTATAATCTGTGCGATCTCCATACTCCTCTTCCTCTGCGTCAACATCTGCATATGCATCTGCCAAGTAGGGTCCGTGAGGTTTTCTGGATTCTGATTCAACATATTTTTCCTCAGAGTAAACTCCTGAAAAGAACACCACTATCTTCATTATAATAAAAATTATAATAATGGGTGATAAACATGCTAAAAGGACTGCTGTATTCATTTATGTTGTTTGTAAAATGGTTCCCAATGTTCCCATCTATATCTATGAACTAAGTCCATTCCAATGATAGGAACACAGATTAAAATAAAAGCTAAGAACCCCAATGCTGGTGGTGACTCCATCCAGTGGCGAACAAATAGAATCATTTTTCTTCTCTATTTACGTTACAGGTTAACTCACAATCCTCCCCATCATACTCAGAGTCTGGTATGAATGGTTCTGATCCACAGACAGCACTTCTGCACCATCTGTTTTCTATCTTTTTATTCTCTTCCCCAGACATCCCACAAGTCCTTAAAGTAAAAGTTGATAGAGACTAGTGTTCCTGTTGGGGTAGGCATCTCAGACTCTGCCCATTGATGACAGAACTTGTGGATGCCTGTTGACCCATTGACTGCCCTTGGTCCATACATTCTGGAGAAAGCGCACATTGCAAATCCATATCTATGCTTGATCTCTTCTTGATCCATCTGCTGTTTCCCTCCTTTTACAGGTGGTCTCTTCAAATAGGACAGGATGTGCTGTCCCATTTCCATCATATGCATCTGATTCATAATAAACATTCTCACCTTTATGGAATGCAAAATATATTGTGGATAATACAAATGGGATTGCTACCCATTTAAGTGCATCAGATAGCATTAGCAGATTCCCAATCAGCTTGAAATAGTTCCAATCCTTTGTCTGTGAGAATGTGCTTATACATTCCCCAGAATACTTTGGGTGGAATAGTACAAACCTGTGCCCCTGCTGCAAAGCAACGCCCAACATGATGAACATCACGAAGGGAGGCAGCAAGAACCTGTGTTCTCACACCATGTGTTCTGTAAGTGTCTGCAATAGATCCAACCAATGCAACTCCACTCAGAGAGTTATCATTCATCCTACCAACAAAGGGAGAAACATAATCTGCTCCTGCTTTTGCTGCAAGGATTGCCTGTGAGACAGTAAAGATAAGAGTCACATTGACTGAAACTCCTTCATCTGAAAGGATCTTACATGCTTTAAGTCCCTCAACTGTGCAAGGAACTTTCACAGTGATGGGATTACCAAGTGGGATGTACTTCCTTGCTTGCTCCACCATCTCATCTGCTGTGTCTGCTACTACCTCTGTTGAGATACTAATCAGATTAGGACACCAGGAGATAAGTTCTGATGCAACTGCTTCAATAGTTCTACCTGATTTTAAAATCAGAGTAGGATTAGTTGTTACTCCATCAATGAGACCTGTCTCATATGCTTTTCCAATCTCTTTGGAGTCTGCTGTGTCTAAAAATATTTTCATTAGTTAACGTGAATAGTTCCTACCATACCTGCCCCTTGATGAGGACCACAGAAGAAGTCATAATCTCCAGCATCAGCAAAGGTAATGTCTTGTGATTCACCAGGATTAAACATCAGTGATTCTCTTGAGAGATCTGCACGCCCCTCAACAATAATGTTGTGGGGTGGGAGCATACCATTCACGAAATGAATAGTATCTCCTGCATCTATTGTAATCTCTGATGGGTCAAAAATCAAGTTACCATTTGATCCCATGGTGACATCAACAGCATATGCTAACTTTGGAATAAAGAATACCATGGCTGCTATTGTAGCAATAATTGCAGTACGAATAACCTTCATAACTGTCTATGCAACTACACTATCTATATTTTACGCATAGAATTATACCTTGGATTTGTCTTGACTTCCTCACTCACCATTTCACCTAATTCTTTACAACATTTGCCCCATTCACCTCTCGCCTCAGGCGCACCTAATGCTTTTTTCGCCAGAGAGAATGCCATTTGTGCCATAGCAAAGAACACTCATCAGCCTTCTGTTGTAGATGAGGTTCTCTGTACATTATTTTCTAGGCTCTACTGCTGATACTACTGGTGGTTCTTCTTCTTTCTTTTTCTTTGCTGGTGCAGACCCATTGCCACCTGCCTTAGCTGGACTCAATCCAAAGGCAGCGAGTGATCCACTGAAAACTGAGGCTATGAAGGTAGGATCAAAATCTAAAATCTTCTGACCATTAGGGAGTCTTACATAACTGAAAGTGAGGAGAGATGCAGACCAAATAAGGACTACAACTTTTACTAGATTACCAAGTACTTCACTTTTATCTTCATTATCCTCTTCCTTTGCTTTGGATTTGCCTAGCATATGTGGAGTTCAGGGTAATAATATTTATAAAAAAAGGGGCAATTAAGCCCCTGTTCCTTGGTATATTGGTGTCATCATTCCACCATCTGGTGGTCCACCATCATCCTCATCTTTTCTTGCCAGTGCAAGCATGAGGAAGTATGGAGTAATGATGAACACTAGTGTTTGAAATAGTGTCCAATCGTAGTTCATGAATCTCTCACTGCTGCAAATACTGGAACCAGTAACAGCAGCGCTGCTACTAGGAATCCCATCACCAGATACCAGGAATGATTTGACCTGATACTGCATAAGATCCCATTGC